CCCTCCGGATATGGTGGCGGCTGTTGTTGGTATTATATCGGTTCCATTACCATCAATTAATTGGAATGTTGCGACTGTAGGCGTGACTATAGCATTATCACGATAGACCGGAAGATCGGCGTTGTAGCTCCTCCCTCGTTCTAATACGTCAGGAATTCGAATTCTTGGAGCATAGAATCGATTTGTTGCCATTATTAGATAGCCGCCCATACAACGCCGTCACAATATACATTAGTTGACACGCCTGTTGCAAGGGTTGCAACTGTTCCGCCGGCGGCGTCTTTTACCGTGATAGCGGCGGCGCCTGTGCTTTTAATCTTGTAATAACGACCATCTAGCAACGACGGAAGAATTAAATCTTGAACCAAGGCGGCGCTTAAAATTTGCACTTCTGAATCAATGTCAGTTAGCGTTTTTGTTCCAATAATTGTCTCAACGTTAAGAAATCCTTTTCTGAGAATTGTACGTGGAATTTTAAAAAATGGTTTATCCGAAAATGCCATTTGACACCCCTTTATTATCTGGTTTTAGTTATTTGTTTCTTTGTTCGTTTCTTTTTGCGCGCTTGACGATCTCGGCTCTGACTATTTCACGTGACACGTTTTTTCCGGCGTTCTGATTTTCTTTAATAATTCGGTTTGTTACTCGTTCGACTTGCTCTCTGGTTGGCATTATATCGCCTCTCTTTTGCTAATATTTGAAAATGCTTTATCTATATTTTTCAAAAGTTCTTTAAATTCTGCAATTTCTTTTTTTACTTCTGGAAGGTGTTGATCTTTAATTCGGCGATCTATTTGTCGACCAATTTTATTAGCTAACATGATTTTAATTTCTTGATCCGGTAGAGCAACATGCCCATTTTTAATAATTTCACGCTTGAATTTATTAAGTGCTTTTTCATCGGTTGACCATAGAATTTTGTTACCTAATTTTCTCGGAGTTTGGAAAATTGTAGTGTAGAATTTCCCGCCGCCCGTAGTTGTAAATTCTTGCAAATAATTTAGAGTGTGTGGCAAAATTGTGAACCCTTGCTCTTGCATTTTCATCCGCGTTGATCTTGAATCTGTTGACCCGTCTAGTCTAGACGATACGCCATTAACTCCCGGCGTTTCTGCGATATGCATGAAGGTGGGCATAAATTCCCATGTGCCGTCAATTTTTGTCAGCGACCAATCATAAATTCCAATTGCAATGTAAAACGGGCTGTTTGCCTGTATTTTAATTCTTTCGCCGCCGTCGCCGGTTTGGCGACCTGTAAACAATTTTCCTGAAATCATAATTTTTTAATCCTCTTTTTAATGATTTGTTGATCCCTAAAATAGGGGGGTGAGAGAGTGAAAAGGATTAATAAACACCCTCTCACCCCCAAAACTTTTAATTATTTGTCAGTTACAATTTTTACGATACGATCCGCGTCAATAATGCCGGCTCCTACGTACATGTTACCAACGTACTCATTAAGGTCCTTAGATGAATCGCGCTGCTGTTCTACTACCATCGGAGTACCCGCCGGCAATAGTCGCCCATCATTTGTTTCAATTGGTGTCAACGATCCCATGTTCCAACCAACCGCACCTAATGACATCATGGCGCCAATATAATCGGTTCCTGTTGATGTTACATAGTTTGATTTGTAGATCTCAACACCACCAATTGAACCGACATAACCCGGCGCCTTAGCTTTAAGCATGTCCGCTGTAGCGCCTAGAAATGACAGCGCATTATTAGACTCTGATCGAAGACTAGATCGAAAATCGTTAAATTGTGTACTGTGTAATACCATTCCAAAAGGCCCGGTGTTTGAAGCAGTTTCTAATTTAAACATTGCGTCGAAAAAATCATCAACCGACATGTCAACGCCTGAAGTTCCGGCGGTTAATGTAGCGGCGGCAAAAGTTCCCGTAATTACTGATTGAAGATACGCCTCGCCCGATTGTACAAGCCCTTTAGCAAGATCTAATGGGTTTAAGCCCATGCCAGATCCGGCGGCTAACGCTGTCACGTCGTAACGCAGGGCGGCGCGCCCCACGGTAATATCAGAAGCAACAAAACTAGGCGTCGTTGAAGTAACTTCAACCCCGTCACCGATTGAAACAAATGGTGTTTTTGCGCCCATGTTGCTCAGTGCTACTCGCGTTGTATCAGAATTTGTTTTTCCAATATCGCCAATAAATGTAACGCCCACGGCGGTTTGTAGATTTGAAAGATCGGCTAATTGAAAAAGTACTTCGTTTTGTAGTGCGTAAGCTAAGCGGATTCCGTTTGCGTATGCTCCGGCAGAATCTGACGCTATTGCGTAATTTAATGTGGCCATGATAGGCTCCTAATTTTAATCGGTGGATATATAAGAAGAGATAATTTTTTGGATTATCGGCTTTTTACGGGAGCGACCCGATCCAATGTATTAATTGCGACTCCGCCCGATTCAATAGGGCATGCGCCAATTGATATAATCGTAGCATGAAGTTAAAAAAAAGGCAAAAAAAAAGCTAAATCCGGATTGATCTAGCCTGTAACTATTAAAAAAATGATGAGTTTAATTTCTAGTTTCAATCATAATATAACCGATTTAATTATTTCATCCAACCATTATCGCGGGCGATCTGCTCTCTGTGCATGGCCCATCCCTCTGGGCTTAATGCTCGTTTGTGAATTTGCTCTTTTGTGTATCCGCTAGGTGTGACCACTCCGGCGTTACCGTTCGGCGGTGGTGTTTGTGGTTCTTGGATCGCCGCCGGTTGTGCCTGTGGCGCTTGTGGCGCTTGTGGTGCTTGATTTTGTGGGATATGAGATCGCAATAATGCCGGGGCGGTTTCTGGATTCTGTGTAATCCCATCTAGCCAAGAATTAAAATCTGGTTTTTCTCCTTCAGTTATCCCGGCTATGTGCTGTTCAAATTGATTCTCAAATCCTGATCTAATTGATAAATCTGTTCCGATTCCCTTTGCGCTTAGGTGGTTTTGTCTGGAAAAATGCGATCTTTCTGTTGTTAAATTGGCCTGTAAAGAATTTACTTGCTCCTGAAGAGTGTCGACCATTGCTAGACGATTCGCCGCCTCGTCATATCTGCCCTGGAGTGATGATAACGACTCGTTAGCTATGTTTAATTTCTCTGAGAATTTAGAAATTCTTGAACTTATTACCTGTTCAGCCTCAACTTTCAACATGTGAATTGACGGATCAAATTTAATTTCTTCTGACATTTTCTATCCTTTTTTTAAATTATGTTTTCTTGTTTTACGTTTAATAGGTGATTTCTTGCGTCGTTACGGTCGTACTCCGGATTAAGAATCATAACGGCGTCAATTTTTGAAATTAACCCCATATCAATCTTGCGGCTAAGATCGTCCATGGTGGCTCTCATTTCTTCCGGTGATAATGGTATGTTGTAGTATTTAATTGAATAGCCGCTTTCCGGTAAATTAGTACCTAACCACATATTTGAAATTTTGGCGGAAATTGTAATTGTATTGAGATCGCCACGGCGCATGGAAGGCGAAAATTTGCGTTGTACTTCTCTTTGTGATGATCTACTAATTGCAATTGCATAGCCGGATCTAGGATCGCCGCTAGCTTTTTGCACGTCGGCCGCTTTAATCCCTGATAACGCCGCTAATCCTCTCTCATAAATCACGATAGCCTCTAACATTTTATCTATATCTGCGCCCGCCACATAGTGACCAAATTGAGGTTGTACTCCTGTCGCCTCGTCTAGATCTGGGGTGAACATTAGGATTGAACTCGGATCGGTTTCTACGACCCCTTTAGACTCTGTTCCGCTTGCCGTTTTGACTACGTTTAACCCTGCGACCTTGACGCCCAGGGCGTATCGTTGGGGGTGTGACGCGTCCTTGGCTAGGTGCCCCCAATAACTGTAAAATGTACTAGCTTGAAGAGATCCTTCTATTAATTCCCGGTTGTAATATGGATCAAATAGGCCGCCATGAATTTCTGCATGATAGAGAGAATATGGCAAAAATGGTTTTTTATCTTGCCCGATATACGGATAGAATTCGCCGCTTTGCTCCGATCCTAGATACTCGACGGTGAGATCTTTTTTCTTTGTGCCGGTCGTGGTGATCTTGTATATTGGATTCATTGGATTCGTTATGTCAAAATGATCTATAGTCCATATCAGATCACCCGTGGCACATTCTGTTCTTAAGCGGAATTCTTTTATTACTAATGGCGTGCCTGGGTCGGATATGGTCGCATGCGCCTCTATCATGTCGGCTGTTACTATGCGATAAGATAGCCCTGTTGGGTCGTCTGTATCATTGACGTCGACCCTTAAAAGACATTCTCTCATGCCTATTGTGTAATATTGGACACGTTGCATTAATGGCCATAATCCCGAATTGTCTAATAGCCCGCCGTTTCGTGTTAATTCGCTAGATTCGCCGCTTGATATAATTGTAGGCGCCTCCATATATAGGGCGGTTAACGCCTGGGTCGTTTGCTTGAAAACATTAGACGACATGTCAGGCTTGCCTATCGCGTCCTCTCTCAATATAGAGAAATTTTCTTGGAGCGCTATAGTAAGATCGCCCGCCCATTCGCCGCTCAACATCCGCTTTCTTAGTGCGGTGTGTTCTGATCTGCGGTTAGATTCTGCTGATTCCCATGTTGGGAAGGTTGGAATTATCATTTTATCACCATTTTCTTTTTAGTTTGCTGATTCTAGGACTGTTATATTTTATATCAATTACTGGCATTATGCCATATCTCAAAGCGTCGATAGCATGTTTCCATTCGCTCATAGTATCCATGGCGCCTGATTTTTTTAGTGCCCAATATTTAAGACTTTTAATTGTTCTATCACATTTTGGGAAAATTTGAAATCTCCCTGTACACATTAACTCGTGAATTAATTGACTACCATACCAGACCGACCATTTTGGCTTATGGGCTGTTTTAATTTTAAACGGTAGATTAGATTTAGGATAGCCAAGGACATGAGCAAACCCACTAGAGAGCATGGCGTTATTCATTTTACCAATTCCTTTTTTGCTACCACCATGCGCCCTGTCACCTGTCCATCTTGTTATGTCTGCTATTTCTAGATCATTGTTTTTTAGCATGTTAATTATGCCCTGTGCATGTCTATTAGCTCCGGCGCCGTCGCTGATATATTCATCAACAATATAAACAGTCGGCTTTGTGTCGTCTGTCATGTCAACACATGCCAGAATTGCCACCTGTGAGGCTATATCATGACCGTGATCAATTCCGATAGTCCAAACCAACCGCCGGGTTTTCTCATTTCCTGAATCGTCGTAATATATATATGACGGCGTAAAATCGTCAATCATCTCGTCACTAAAAGAATCAAAAATTCGCCCGTCTGGAACGCCACCGTTCCAGTCTCCGGACATTCTGGCGGATCTGTCTATTGGTAAATAAGAAATTGATAAAGCGTCTATGTCTGACTGATTTAACATCGGTTTACATCCTAACGGTGTACAGTTTTCCACGTTCATAATCCCAACATGCTCAGAAATTAACCCATCTTTTACCATCTTTTTTAGATAATCAATTGGGGCGCCAATAGGGGTTAATGTAATCAACATGTCGCCTCGTGTTCTGGTCACCCTAGCCTTTAACTCTCCCCATATTTGAGGCGGTGGAGGCTCATCGATCCACATAAAGTCTACTGTTCCACTGGCCACACCTAAAGTGCCTTGTCCGGTAGTTTTGAAAAATGCGATACTTCCGTTTTTATACCGAACAATTGGGTATTTTCCTTTAAATCCTTTTCCAGGTATGTACTCGGTATCTTTATGTAGTTCGTCTTTAGGTGCTAACTCCCAAAATTTCGCCTGGATTACTTTTGATTGCTCCCAACTATGAACAATAATCCAAACGACTAACGGCCTTTTTTCTACATTCTTGAATCGATGGGCGCCGATACATCTAGAATGAGTTTCATAAACGCCGACCATTGTTTTACCGATCTGATTACCTCCCCGCAGTAAGACTATATTTGACTCGTCGCATAATACTCGACTTTGAATCGGTGTCGGTTGCCAATATTTAATTGGATCTCTGATTGTATCCGCTGATAATTTTTGTGTGAGATCTACAATTTTTTGAAGCGAGTTCATTTAAATAATTCCTGTTGCATTAAAAAACCTATCTTACCCCATTGATCCGCAATTGCCGCCGCTACTCCAGGGAAGGTTTTAGATCGAATTTTTGATCTTTCTGCTTTTGGGGCGTTCGCGTACCAGCCCGGCATAGTACGGCCACTTTTATATTTTACCCTAGGCGGCGGTTTAACAATGTTTGTCAATTTTAAATTGGGTAGATTTTTTAACCATAAACATGTTCTTTTTTCAAAAGGATCGCCAAATTGGAACGGGTTTATTATTTGATCCGGTTTCCGATAATGTGTACTCATAATTCCAACTGGATTCTCAATTGCAATTTTATCACAATTGGCATGTACAAACGTCATGAAAAACTCAATTGCTTTTTTTCGATCATCGTGTCGCTTAATCGCTTTTTCACCATATCGATCTATATTAAACCACCTGTTTCCTGTTACGGTTAAATACGTGCATGGGGGAAAAGCTAAAATTATATCCCAATTTTGTTTTAATAATTTTGTCACATCTCCCCTAATATGCCATTGAGGATAACCCCCACTACTATCTAATAAATCACAACTAAACGCTATATGACCCCTTTTTCTCATTGCAATAGTAATCGCTTGGCTCTCTTCGCATGCTACCAATATTTTTAATTTCATGTCGACCCAATTGAAACGACGTTATTGTTTTGAATGAATAGCGACTCAAGGGCGCCCCGTTGTGACACTGGAAGAGAGATAATTGCCTGTTCTAGCATTAATAATAATTCCTCTGGATCTACATCCTCTACCTGATTACCGGCGGCGATTTTCAATTCTGTATATCGGTCATGAATCTCTAATTGTAATTTATGCAATGAGGAAAGGGCGCCCATCGATCCCATATCTCTTGACGCCTGTATGTCTAATTGTAGCTCAATTAATTTGTCTTTCCTGAAATGAATTGGATCGTCTTTAATTGTTAGCTGTCCAAATTGGGGCACCGGGGTAAATTCCATTTTTGGAAGAGGTTCTTTTTTTGGCTGTCCTTCTTGGATTACTCTTTTAATCGTCATGTGAGATACGCCATATACATCTCCTAATTTTGCAAAAGAATAAGCGCCGGATTTATAGAGATCTTTAATTTCGATTTTATCTGATTCGGTTAGTCGTCTTTTTTTTGCCATTTAATTAACTCCACTTTGGATTAGCAATAAATCGAATTTGTGGATCTCCTTGATAGCCCTTCTCCCAGATAAGCCAACAATAAGCCACGGCATTATCACCGGCAAAATTGCCCGCCTTGCCGATCTTGATCCGATATGAATAGACATATATATATTTAGGCATGAATCGCTTGAATAGGTAGTATCTAATTTTAGTTTCTAGATACCGAATAGGAAGGAGCAAAAGCAATTTAGATTTATCATTCAGAATTGAAATAGATTTTTCGATAAATTCGCTTGATAATTTAAAAGGCGGATTTGTTATTATATCCCCCCCCCATTTTTTAATTGGGCATGTTAGATAATTCAATTTATCCCCATAGCCACGATCGATTAAATCTGTTGACTGAACCAAAAAACCATTTTTTTCTAAAACTCGACTGATATGACCCGCCCCGCATGCCGGCTCCCAAATAGATCGATTTAATCTGATTCTGTCATCCGATAATTTATTTAAAAAAATCTGTACGTCTTCGGGATTTGTTGCGTAATAATCGTTTTTATCTCTGATCTTTTCCGTGTGATTTGAAGCGCCTATTAATGGATACGTTGTATCTTTTTTCACAAGTTTTATCCTTTTTTTATTTTTTGCTTGCAATTTAAATTAGTGTAACAAACTGAAACGAGGAAAGCGAGAAAAAGGAGTCGTTGTGG